ACCTTCCCGATGCAGCCGCTGGCGCGGGTGCATGCGGTGGAGGGGTAGGGAATTTCCCCAAATTGACGTCGGCCCGGACCTGATCCGGGCGGGTGCTTTCGAGGCGCGGCGGGGGGCAGGAAGGAAGCACCGTCCCGGATCAGGTCCGGGACGACGTTGGGGTTTTGAGCAGGGTTGCCCTGCATTCGAGCGAGTTGGGTGCGGCTGTCCGCCCCCGAACATGGCCCGTCCCGGCAATGACGCCGCGGCGGGCCTTTTCATGATGGAGAAGCACATGGACTATGAAGTGAAGGCGGACGGCCTGGACGCGAGCTTTGACGGGTTCCAGCCCGCCGAGCCCGCCGCGGCGGTGATCTCGCAGCTGCGGGGCGAAATGGAGAAGCTGAGCGCCCGGGTGCGCGAGATGGGGCTGGCCGGGCGGCGGCCGCCGCTGGGGGGCGTGAAGGCGGCGGACAGCGATCCGGCGCGCAAGGCGTTCGTGGACGGCTATCTCCGCAAGGGGATCGAGGGCGGCATCGAAGTGAAGAAGCTGTCGCTCACTGACAGCGAGGGCGGCTTCGCGGTGCCGCGCGAGATCGACGCGCAGATCGCGGCGATCCTGAAGGACGTGTCCCCCATCCGCCGTGTGGCGAACGTGGTGCAGGTGGGGAGCGCCAATTACCGGAAGCTGATCGTGACCGGCGGGCTCGGCGCCGGCTGGGGCACCGAGACGCTCGGCTCGCGCACGACCGACACCTCGGCGGTCACCTTCCGCGAGGTGGTGCCGCCGATGGGCGACCTGTTCGCCAATCCGGCCGCGTCGCAAGCGATGCTGGATGACAGCGCGTTCGATGTGGAAGGCTGGCTCGCCCGTGAGATCGCGCGCGATTTCGCCAAGCTCGAGGGCGCGGCGTTCGTGAACGGCGACGGGGTGAACAAGCCGAGGGGCTTCATCGGCCCGGCGATGCCCGCGCCGGTTACGACGGGTGATGCGACCCGCGCGTTCGGCACGCTCCAATATGTGCCGAGCGGAGTGGCGGCCGACCTGACCGCGCCCGAGCGGCTGATCGACCTGGTGGTGAGCCTGCGGCCTGCATACCGGCAGGGGGCGGTGTTCGTCATGAACTCGGCGACGCTCGGCAAGATCCGCAAGATGAAGGACACGGCCGGGCAGTTCCTGTTCCAGCCGAGCCTCATCGCGGGGACGCCCTCGACGCTCCTTGGTTATCCGATCGTCGAAGCCGAGGACATGCCGGACGTGGCGGCGAACGCGTTTGCCATTGCCTTCGGCAACTTCATGGAGGGCTATGTGGTGACCGAGCGGCCCGAGACGGGGGTGCTGCGCGACCCGTTCACCAACAAACCGTTCGTCCACTTCTATGCGTCGAAGCGCGTGGGCGGCGGGGTGGTCAATTCGGAAGCCGTGAAGCTGATGCGCATCTCGGTCAGCTGAGGCTGGCTGCGCCTGAGACCGGGTGGGTTTCCTCCCCTTTTTCCTGCCCCACCCTGGGGCGCCGCGGCGGATATCGGACGCTGCCGCAGCGCCCTTCTTTTTCTTACGAACTGGTGAGGACCGATGCCCGCGATTGTCTCCGACAGCTTCAACGGCGCCGCCAACACGACGATCAACGGGCGCGTGGCGAGTGGCCAGACCTGGTCGGTCGCGGGAGCGGTGAACGGCATCCAGCTGAATGCCGCGAACCAGCTGAAGGCCACCTCCAGCAGCGGCGCGCTGGCGCGGATCGAGATAGGCGCGGCGGATCATTATGCGCGGGTGACGGCGCTGGCGACGAGCACCACCGGCGGCTGCGGCGCTGCGGTGCGCGCGGTCGACAACCTGAATTTCATTGCGCTGCGGCTGGTGTCCTTGAGCGAGGTGCGGCTGTTCAAGCGGGTCGGTTCGACAACCGACGTGACGGTAGCGGCACTGACCGGCCTCACGCTGACGCTGCCGGTGGTCTTGGAGCTCCGGATCGCGGGGCAGGTGGCGACGCTGTATGTGAACGGCGCGCAGGTGGGTGCGCCCCCGGGCTATACGGTTGCCGACGCGGTGTTTGCCGGGGTGACGCGCGCGGGCATCTGGGGGCGTGGATCGAGCGTCGATCCGCTCGGCGACGATTTCGAGGGCGGGACGCCGGGCGGCGCGGCGGCGAGCCTGGCGCCGGCGCGCGGGGTGCATGCACTGCGCGGCGCGGCGTCGGCAGTCGGCGTGACCTATGCGCTGGCACCGACGCGGGGGGTGCACGCGCTGCGGGGGGCGGCGACGGCAGTCGGCGTCACCTATCGGCTGGTGCCGACGCGCGGGTTGCATGCGCATCCGGGCGCGGCGACGGCAGTCGGCGTCACCTATGGGCTGGTGCCGGCGCGCGGGTTGCATGCGCATGGGGGCGCGGCGGCGGCATTGACGCCGGGGCTGGTGCCCGCGGTCGCGCGGCATGTGCTGCGCGGCATGGCAGCGGTGATCGCCCCGGCGGGAGCGTTGCAGGCGGCGGGTTCGAGGATTCCGTGGCGCGGCGGCGAGGCGCTGCTGAGCCCGGGCGGAATGCCGCGCGCGAGCGTGGTGGCAACGATCGTGGCCGAACGCCGCGAGGTACGGGTGGAGCGGCCCTGAGGGCCCAGTCAAGCAAGGAGACGAGAGATGGCGAAAGCGGTGCATCCCGATGTGCTGGACGGCGCGCTGAGCGTGGTCAGGCAGGCGACAAGGATGGTCGCGCTGGCGAGCCAGCCAGCGGATTATGCGGCGGCGAACGCGGGGAAGCTGGCGGAGGCCGTGATGGCGCCCGGCGACTTCGTATTCGCGGCCGGCGTGACGAACGGCCGGCGCGCAACAGTGGCGGCGAAATCGGGCGTCAGCGTGAGCGCGGCGGGAACGGCAAACCACGTGGCGCTGCTCGATCCCGGAGCCTCGCGGCTGCTCTACGTGACGACCTGCCCGGCGCAGGCGCTGAGCGCGGGGGGCACGGTGAGCGTTGCCGCCTGGGACATCGAGATCGGCGATCCGGTCTGAGGCGGCGGGCGATGAGCTACTTCCTCAAGGATCCGGGCGCGGAGGTGGACTTCGCGTTCGACTGGGCCCCGTGGCTGGGCGACGCGGTCATCGTTGCGAGCGAGTGGGCGGTGACGCCCTCCGCGCCCGGCGGTGTCAGCGCGGCCGCGCCGGCCATGACGGCGAAGCGGACGCAGGCGCTGCTCTCCGGCGGCGAGCCGGGGCGCATCTACCATGTGACCAATCGCGTGACGCTGGCGGACGGCCGGCGGGACGAGCGGACGCTCACCGTCCGGGTGGAGACACGCTGATGCTGATGGAAGATATTCCCGCGCCGGTCGAGCCGGTGACGGTCAACGAGCTGAAGGCGTTCCTGCGCGTCGATGGCGCGGGCGAGGACGCGTTGCTGGCGGCGTTCCTCAGAAGCGCGCGGGCGATGTGCGAGGCGTTCACCGGGCGCATCCTCATCGAACGCGACTTCACCGAGGTGGTGGCGGGCGGGAGCGACGGGCGGCGGCTGAGCGCCAAGCCGGTCATCCGGGTCGACGCGGTCGAGCGGGTGGAGCCGGACGGCACGGCGACGGCGCTGGCGGCGGACGAGTGGACGCTGGTGATAGCGGCGGACGGAACGGGGCGGATCACCGCGGGCGCCGAGGGCGAGCGGCTGCGGGTGCGCTACCCAGCCGGGCTGGGTCCGGACTGGAACGCGGCGCCCGAGGCGCTGAGGCAGGGGATCCTGCGGCTGGCGGCGCACTTCTACAGCAGCCGCGACGCGGCGGGCGATCCGGGGCCGCCGGCTGCGGTGGCGGCGCTGTGGCGGCCGTGGCGGCTGCTCCGGCTGGCGTGAGGGGACTGACCATGGCGGAGGAATTTGCTGGCCGACTGCGGACGCGGCTGGCGCTCGAGCGCTGGGTAGAGGCGGAAGCCGAGCCCGGCTGGCGCGCGGCGGGCGAGCTGTGGGCCGAGCTGGCGCCAGCGAGCGACCGCATCCGCGAGGACGGCGGGGCGGAGGATTATCGCGGGCGGATGCGGGTGCGGCTGCGTCCGGCGGATGTGGACGAGACCTGCCGCTTGCTGTGGGAAGGCCGACCCTATTCGGTGCTCGCGACCAGGCGGGATC